GTCGTCATTTTCGAAGGCGTACAGATCATGGAGCGAGAAGCCTTGACAGTCATGAACGAGCGCAAGTCATGAGCCAAGTCACTGAACTGCTGGTACGGATCAAGGAGCAGGGCGGTGAGCAGCTCACACGGCTTCAAGGCAGCCTGAAAAATCTTGCGCAACAAACTGCTGCAACAAATATTAACTTCAAGGAGGCGTCTGCAGAGCTTCGTAGAATTCAGCAAACGTCAACGCAAAGTATCAACAACCTGAAAGGGTATTCGAGTGCTTGGCGTGAGATTGCGAATAGCGTTGACATTGCAAGTGCTGAGTTCAAGCAAGCAACAGCAGAAGCTGATCGCCTTGATCGTCAACTGAATAAGATTCAGGGTCGCTCTGGTGGGCGTGGTGGCCTTGCAAAGGGTGCTCAGATTGCTGGCACGATTGCTGGCGCTGGCGTCTTTGGTGGCCTTGAAGGCGCTCTGGGTGCTGGTATTGGCGGTGTTGTTGGCGGTGTCCCTGGCGCGATTACTGGCGGCGCAATTGGTGCACAAGTTGGGGCACTTCGTCAGGCCGTAGGCGCAATCGCTGAAAACATTGCAGCGCTGAACAAGTATCGAATCGCGCTAGCTGGCGTCAGCAAAGATCAAGATGATTACAACGAAAGCATTAAAGCGGTCAGTGGATTTTCAAAACAATTTTTGCTGCCTCTGAGTCAGACGACTGAGCAATACACACGACTGAAGGCAAGCATTATTGGCGCTGGGCTGAGTACAAAAGAAACCAACGTTGTCTTTCGTGGTATTTCTGCTGCAATCATTGGCACTGGTGGAAACGCCGAGAAGCTCAACGCAGCCTTGAATGCTACTTCGCAGGTCTTCAGCAAGGGCAAGGTTAGCGCTGAAGAATTAAGACAGCAGATTGGTGAGCGATTGCCTGGTGCATTCACAATCTTTGCGCAGTCGCTGAACAAGACACCTGCTGAACTCGACAAGGCATTGGAAGATGGCAAGGTTACTCTTGCTGATTTCTTGAAGTTCAGCGAAGAACTGTTTAAGCGTTACGGCAAAACTGCTGAGATTTTGGCATTAGCACCTGAAAATGCAGGCGCACGGATGAAGGTTGCACTGGAGTTGGCTGGCATCAGCTTTGGTGGCTTCTTCCAGGTTGTTGGTGCTGGATTCCAAAATCTGATTGCAGGCGTGTTGTCATGGGCGCTGGAGAACGAAACATCAATCAAGAGAGTTGTCACCATTTTTGCGATTGGATTCACAGAGCTGGGCAAGATTGTTGGCGCATTTGCAAAGTTCCTTGTTGGTGTTTTTAATACAGCATTCTCAACATTGCTTGGGAACCTTGATACTGTTTTGCAAAGGATCGAAGCGGCAATCAATCGCGCTAAAGCAGTTCAATCTTTAACGCCACAAAGAATTTCTCAATTCCAAGAGCAAGCACGTAAGGCGACCAACGAAAGGTTTGGCGGTCCCGCTGGCTTGTTTACTTTCTTACGTGCTGGCGAGGCTGATAAGTTTTACAACCAGTATTTTGACAATCTTGTTGACAAGGCGACTAAGTCTGCAGGGGCCAAGAAATATACGGATACCGTCAGAAATATTTTGTTCCCTGAATTCACACCCTCGTCATTTGGCACTGGCCTCGGCAATCAACAGCTTGCATCTCAGCTTGCGGGTGGTGCTGGTGACGCCGCTGCAGCAAAGGCCAAGAAGGGCAAGGAGATTGTTGATCGTACAGATGAAGAGTTGAAGTTGATCAGGGAGATCAATCGCCTGCGTCGTGAAGGGTTGGATACTGAGGCTGAATTTGTTGAGTTTGAACTGCGCAAAATTGAGATCGCGCTTGATTTGGACGCCAAGCGTATTGGGACCAATCGTGCAATTGAAAGAAGTGAGGAGAACAAAACAAGATTGGCACAAGCGTTGCAAAACGCGTTCAAAGGTTATGGAGACGAAGTACTGAAATCATTATCAGTGCAGCTTGAAGTCAATCGCGCAATTCAAGACGCTGAAATCAAGGCTGGAATCATCACTCAAGAAAAAGCAAAGCAATTGCTAATTGAAAGACAAATTGCTGATTTTGTTACACGCTATCCAAGTGCATCTGCTGAGGCCGTCCAAAGATTCAAGGTTGCAATTAGCACCTCTAAGAAAGAGTTGACAGAGGCTGAGCAGCTCGGGAAGTCTGTTGTCACAACGTTTGCAGATGGACTTTCATCTGCTTTTGATTCCCTGTTTGATCGCGCTAAGAGCTTCAACGAAATCCTTAAGGATGTGCTGCGTTCCACTTCAAAACTGCTGTTCCAGTTTGCCTTGAAGGGAGCGTTGAAGGGTTTGTTCCCTGGTTTGGGCTTTGCTGATGGCGGCATCATGACTAGCAATGGTCCAATGCTGCTGAAGCGTTACGCCGCTGGTGGTATCGCCAACTCACCGCAACTTGCCATGTTTGGTGAAGGCAGCCAGCCAGAAGCGTATGTGCCCCTCCCTGATGGCCGTACAATCCCCGTGACGATGAAGAATGGTGGCAGCACCAACGTTGTCGTGAACGTTGACGCAAGGGGCAGTAACGTGCAAGGTGAACAAGGGGAAAGCGCTGCTCTAGGTCGTGCTGTTGCTGGTGCTGTGCAGGCAGAATTGATTCGTCAGAAGCGTCCTGGAGGCTTGTTAGCGTAATGGCCACATTCACCTACGTCCCCAGCTTCAGCGCTACTGAGCAGAGCCAGCCGCGTGTCAGGCGTGTTCAATTTGGCGATGGCTACGAGCAGCGTTTGCGTTACGGATTGAATGTTGACGCAAAATCATGGCAACTATCTTTTACCAATCGCACAGATACTGATCGCGACAATATCTTGTCATTTCTTGAAGCGCGTGCAGGTGCTGAAAGTTTTGATTGGACACCCCCTCGTGGTACGGCGGGTAAATACATCTGCAGCGAATGGGCAATGGAAATGGTGAATTACAACAACAACACAATCACCGCGACCTTTGTGCAGGTGTTTGAACCATGAGCGAGATGTTTCAGGAGCTGCTCAGCTCCAACCCCTACGCGATCATCGAGCTGTTCGAGTTGCATCTTGACGCTTCGCTGCACGGCACGACTGAGATCGTTTACTTTCACCCTGGTGCCAATCAAGCTACACCAACAGGCAACATCATTTGGAAGGGTAAGCCATATCAGGCGCTGCCGATCGAGGTGGAAGGCTTTGAGTACAACGGCACCGGTCAGCTCCCACGGCCGAAAGTGCGCGTCTCGAACCTTCTCGGCAATATCTCAGCGCTGCTGCTGAGCGTCAACGAGTTCACGATTGGCAACGACCTGACAGGAGCAAAGGTGATCAGGATCCGCACGCTGAGCAGATTCCTTGACCCTGACAACTTTGCGGGCGGCGTCAACCCTTATGGCACACCGGCCAACGAGGAAATGCCACGCGAGATCTACTACATCGACCGCAAGTCAGTCGAGAACAGGGATGTTGTTGAGTTTGAGCTGGCGGCCGTGTTCGACCTTGCTGGTGTGCGTGCACCAAAACGGCAGGTGATCGCGAACATCTGTCAGTGGAAATATCGCAGTGCTGAGTGCGGTTACACAGGCAGCAACTACTTTGATGAGTATGACAATGCCTTGGGGGCCACACCTGCAACCAATTTTAACTCAACCGCATTTGGCGCTCAGCTCAACGTCAACGAGACACTGAATGAAGGCGACGCAATCGTCTCGTCGAACGGCTGGTATCGGGCACTCATGCAGGCCGATGGCAACTTCGTGGTCTACAACAAAGCGAACGTGCCTGTCTGGCAAACCGGAACAAACCGTGGTGACGGCACTTGGCGGATCACAATGCAGGCCGATGGCAATCTTGTCATCTACAACGGCAGCAGCGCGATCTGGGCCAGCAATACAGTCGGCACCGCATCACCAACGGGTTTGGCATTCCTTGGCTGGTATCCAACCGATGTCCAGACCGGCCGCTCTGGTGGTTTTGGTTGGGAGTGCGTCGGATCATCACCTGCTAGTGCTGGGCTGACTAACACGCAGACAGAAACGTTCACGGTCAGCGGCCGCACGATCACAGTTCAGTTCACATTCACGTCTGCTGCGCTGCCTGTCGATCACTACACAGGTGAGTCGTTCGCTTGGAACATCATCAGCAGTCAGTCAATCAGCAGTTCAACAGGCAGCTACTACCAGGGAGAGGTGATCAACCTGCCCAAGACCCTGAGCAGCAACAACCCGTTCAGAAACAATCACCCAACGCTGGGCACCATGACGGAGGCGGGTCCGCAGTATGAGATCACAGGCGTCAGCGGCAACAGCAACAACAGACTCAGTATCACGACGACCGGTCAACTCATTGTGTACACAGGCGCCAACACCCCGCTCTGGACATCCAGTTACGCCAGCGCTGTCGAACCTCTAGTGCAGACCGGCACCGTTGACCCGTTGCGTGATGTATGCGGCAAGCGGATCAGTTCATGCCGGAAACGCTTTGGTGAGTTCAACGACTTACCCTTTGGATCATTCCCCAGCGCTGGTACGTTCTACGGATGACACACTGGAAACACAACGCGCTGGAACATGCGCTCAAGGATGCACCACGCGAGGCGTGCGGGTTGGTCGTCGTTATCAAAGGCCGCGAGCAGTATTGGCCATGCAAGAACCTGGCACCCGCTCAGGACTTCTTTATCCTTGACCCTGACGATTACGCCGCTGCAGAGGACGCTGGCGAGGTGATCGCCGTGTTTCATAGCCACCCGCAGACACCTGCGCAGCCAAGTCAAGCCGACCGTATGGCCTGCGAAAAGTCTGGACTGGTCTGGCACATCTGCAACCCTGGCACTGAGATGTGGTGCAAGATCGAGCCGGAGGGTTATGAGGCGCCGCTGATCGGGCGGGAGTGGGTGTGGGGCGTGAGCGACTGCTGGACGCTGGTGCGGGACTGGTACAAGGAGGAGATGGCGCTTGACCTGCCCGACTGGGAGCGGCCTGCATCACTGCTTGAGTTTCACAATGCCCCCATGTTCGAGCGGTGCTTCGCTGAGGCAGGCTTTGAAAACCATGGCATCAACGAGCCAGACTATGGCGACGCGATCCTGATGCAGCTTGACGGGTCACCTGGCCTGAACCATGTGGCCGTGTACGTGGGCGAGCAGCGGATCCTGCATCATTTACGCGGGCGGCTCAGTAGCCGTGACATCTGGGGTGGCTACTATCAGAAGAGCACAGGCTTGATCGTCAGGCACAGGAGCAGGTGTTGAGATGTTCCGCGTCATCAAGGTTTACGGCAAGCTGGCAAAGCATTTAGGGCAGCGCAGCTTCAAGGCTGCTGTGAAGACCCCGGCCGAGGCGATTCGATTCCTGCTTGCCAACTTCCCTGACCTGCGCGGTGTGCTGTCAGAGGGCGATTACAAGGTCACTGTTGGCCGTAATCAACTTGATCTTGTCGATCACCCAGAGCATTTGCACTTCCCTGTCGCCAGCCAGGAGCCGATCAGGATTGTCCCGGTGATCGCTGGTGCCGAGGGCGTTGGGCAGGTCCTTGCGGGTATAGCGCTGATTGCTGCTGCAATCTTCATTCCTGGCCTTGGCTTGGGTCTTGCTGGTGCAACGGTGACGCAGATTGGCCTGCTGGGTGGTGCGCTTGTGCTAGGCGGACTATCGCAAATGTTGACTCCTACGCCGACAATTAAACAAGGCATGGATGGTGACAACGACCCACGCAAGTCGTACAGCTTCTCTGGTATTCAGAACGTCTCGCGGCAGGGCGTGCCTGTGCCAATAATTTACGGCGAAGTGTTTACTGGAAGTATTGTCGTTTCGGCTGGCATCAACACTGAAGAGGTCGCGTCATGACGAAGCGTTTGATCGCTGGTGCTGGCGGTGGCGGTGGCGGCGGTGGCAAAGGCGGTGGCGGTGGCGGTGGCGGCGGTAGTGCAAACGTCACAAAAGACAATCTTGATTCACGGCAGGTAGCGCGGATCATTGACCTTCTTTGTGAAGGTGAGATCGAGGGATTCCCATCTGCTCGTGGTTACACGCTAGGCACGACGGAATACAACACAGCAATGTTGAAGGATGTTTATCTCAACAACACGCCAATCCTTCGCTCGACTGCCAACCCGTCTGCCGTTCAGGCTTCTGATTACAACTTCGACACAACTGGCGGCGTCTTTGAGTTTCGCACCGGCACGCAGAATCAGACTTATACGCAGAACGTAGGCGACGCCAACCAGAGCACCACAGTCGTCAACACAAAAGTCACGCAGGCAGCCGCGGTTACGCGGTCGATCACTGACCCTGATGTCAATGCTGTGCGCGTCACGATCGGCACGCCTGCACTTCAGATCTTCAAGAACAACGGCGACGTCGAGGGCGCTGTCATTCAATACAGGATTCAAACGTCATACAGCGGTGGACCATTTACAACTGTTGTTGAAAGTGAGATCAAGGGTCGCACGGCTGATCTGTATCAACGCATTCATCGCATTGACCTGACTGCAGCAGCACCGGTTGACATCCGCGTCGTGCGTGTCAATGCAGATGCTGCACCATCAGGTGAGCAGACAGAGAACAGCGACTTTTATTGGTACGACTACACCGAAAAGATCAACGCCAAAACCACCTATCCCAACAGCGCACTATTTGCCGTCAAGCTCAGCGCTGAACAGTTCAACAGCATCCCCTCGCGCTCGTATCGCCTGCGTGGCCTCAAGGTGCGCATCCCTAGCAATGCCACCGTCAACCAGACCAACGGCCGTCTGATCTATGCGGGCACATGGTCAGGCAACTTTGGTGCAGCACAGTGGACGACAGACCCCGCGTGGATCCTGTGGGACCTGCTGACCAGCAAGCGGTACGGGTTCGGTGATCACATCGACGCGACGCAGCTCGACAAGTGGAGCTTCCTTGCCGCTAGTCAATATTGCACCGAGGTTGTATCCGATGGGAAGACAGGCCAGGAGCCGCGCTTCTCGTGCAACGTCGTCATTCAGACGCAGCAGGAAGCGTTCAAGCTGATCAGCGATCTGTGCTCAGTGTTTCGAGCCATGCCGTTCTGGGCCAATGGCACGCTTGAGATTGCGCAGGACCGGCCGCAGGACTACAGCTACATCTTCAACCAGACCAACGTCACCGAGGAAGGATTCAGCTATAGCGGCAGCAGCCTAAAGACACGGCACACCGTCGCTGTTGTGCAGTATTTCGACATGAACCTGCGCGACCTTGCCTATGAGGTGGTCGAAGACAAAGAAGGAATCAACAAATTCGGTGTCGTCAAAACGGAGATTTCAGCGTTCGCCTGCACCAGTCAGAACCAAGCCCGCCGCGTTGGCGAATGGTTGCTGTATACCGAACAGAACGAGACTGAGGTCGTCAGCTTCAAGACGGATATCGCGGCAGGCATCACGGTGCGGCCTGGTGACCTGATCAAGATTGGCGACCCTGTGCGTGCTGGTGTGGTGCGCTCCGGCCGCTGCACAAGTGGTTCAACAACGACGGTGGTCAAGCTCGACCGCGATGACGTTGCACTGTTCCCGAGTGGTCCGCCGAATGACTTCACGTTCAACGTGCTGCTGCCTGATGGCACCTTGGCGGTGGTTGCCGGATCGAATCTGGTTGGCAACTCAGTCAGCACTGGCACGGTCTTGACTGCAGCGCCTGTTGCTGGTGCGCCGTGGACCATTGGCGACTCCGCCGTTCAGATGTCAACGTGGCGGGTGCTGACGATCAAGGAGGAAGGCGACGCCTTTGCTGTTACGGCTGTTGCCCATAACCCAAGCAAGTATGACTACATCGAGCGGGACATCCCCCTAAGCCAGCGCGACGTATCAGACCTGAACGAACCGCCCGAAACGCCAACCAACCTAGGCGTCAATGAGGTGCTGTACGAAAGCAACGGGCAGGTGCTGTCGAAGCTGATCATCGGCTGGCGTGCTGCTGCTCGGGCACTTAGCTATGAGGTGCGCTACCGGTACAACAACGGCAACTGGGTGGCGAACACAACCCGCTCGGTTGACTTTGAGATTGCCAACAGCGACGTTGGCCGCTACGAGATCGAGGTGACAGCACTGGGCGCGATCAACAGCAAGCGCTCGACACCCGCCGTCAAGACCTTCGACGCGATCGGTAAGACCGCACCACCCGCCACGATCCCTGATTTGTTCATCGCCCCGATCGACGAGCACACGGCTGAGCTGTATTGGCCGCAGGCGGTTGACCTGGACGTGAAGATCGGCGGCAAGATCCGCATCAGGCACACGCCTATCACGGATGTCACGGCGACATGGGGAAAAGCGAACGACATCGTGCCAGCCGTTGCAGGCAGCAGCACACGCAAGATCGTGCCACTGCTTGAGGGCACCTACTTCATCCGCGCTTTTGACTCGCTTGGCAATGAGTCGTCAGGCGTGGCCACAGTCGTGGTTGACCTGCCCGCTCCTCAGGACCTGCTGCTGGTGCAGGAATATAGAGAGGAAGACAACAGCCCGCCATTCAACGGCACCGGTACGAACTTGTACTACAACGAAGCCGAGGTGGGCCTAGTGCTGGCGGCTGATGAGCTGGTCGATGACATGGCCACCGATAACAACTGGGACGGCCTTGGCCTGATTGACTACATCGGCGGCTCAGCCAGTGAGGGCAGCTATCAGTTTTACGAAACGCTGGACCTTGGCGCTACCTATGACCTTGGCCTGCAGCAGATCCTTAAAACACGCGCCTACGAGCCGGGCAACACATGGGACGAACGCCTTGACCTGATTGATCTGTGGGATGACATCGACGGCGATGACCTTGGCGCGGCTAACTGCCAACTGTTTGTCAGAACCACCGGTGACAACCCGTCTGGCACGCCGACCTGGGCAAGCTGGCAGCCGTTTGTAAACAACACTCATCGTGGGCGCGGGTTCCAGTTCAAGGTTGTGGCCACCACCACCAACGCGGCGCAGAACGTGGTGATCGAGGAGCTGGGCGTGATTACGCACTTCGAGCGGAGGACTGAGCAGCAACGCAACTTGAGCAGCGGCGCCGGATCGTATGCGGTCACATTTCCGACAGCGTTCTACGGCACGCCAAGCGTGGGTATCACCGCGCAGGACATGGCAACGGGTGACTATTTCACGGTCGGCAGTATCAGCAGAACTGGCTTTACAGTGACCTTCCGCAATAGTGGCGGTAGCATGGTGAGCAAGACCTTTGACTACCAGGCCGTCGGTCACGGCAGGCAGATCACCTAATGGCACAGGCAACTGACTACAACATTGCAAACCAGTCAGGCGCCAACTTCCGCGCTGAGCTGAACACGATCCTTGCAGCGGTCGTCAGTCAGAACTCTGGCTCTGCAGCACCGACCACCACCTACGCGTACCAGCTTTGGATTGACACAGGCGCCAGCCCCAACCCACTGCTGAAGCTGCGCAACGGCGCCAACAGCGCATGGATCACGATCGGTGATGTGACCGTCGCCAACCTTGGTCTGGCCGCACTGTCTGGTGCAACCTTCACGGGTGACATCACGCTCAACGCTCAGTCTGACCTGCGGTTTGCGGACTCTGACAGCAGCAACTGGGTCGCGCTGCAGGCACCTGCCACGGTCAGCAGCAACGTTACCTGGACCCTGCCCGCTACGGACGGCAGCAGCTCACAGGCGCTGAGCACCAACGGCAGCGGCGTGCTGTCATGGGCGAGCTTTGCGGCACTGGCCACAGCGCAGACGTTCACCGCTGCACAGAGGGGCACAATTTCAGCGCTGACCGATGGCGCAACGATCACGGCAGACTTTGCGCTGGCGAATAATTTTTCAGTCACGCTGGGCGGCAACAGGACCCTAGCCAACCCAAGCAACCTGACGGCAGGGCAAAGCGGCGCGATCTGGATCACACAAGATGGCACCGGTAGCAGAACGCTGGCTTACGGCAGTCAGTGGGATTTCACAGGCGGCACTGCGCCGACGTTGACCACCACCGCTGCTGCTGTTGACTGCTTGGTATATGCCGTGCAGAGCAGCACCCGTATCACCGCCACCCTGATCACCAACCTGAGCTGATGCTGGTCCCCGGTTCCGCTAACCCGCTCCTGCTTCGTACTGTCGCTGCCGCTGCCGCAGGGGGTATCTCACGCTCGCTGCGGTTCAACAGTAGTGACAGTGCCTACTTGTCCCGCACCCCCGCATCTGCTGGCAACCGCAAGACCTGGACCTGGGCGGGGTGGGTGAAGAAGGCTCACCTAGCCGATGAAAAGATTTTTGCTGGTGGCACTTCAATCGGCGCCACAACTTTTTTGCAAATATTTTTTGGTTCAACAGGCACGCTAAGAGTTTCTTCTGGCTCCAACGATTGGGTAGAGACAACCCAAGTTTTTAGAGACAGTTCCGCTTGGTATCACTTTGTCGTTGCCCTTGATACCACGCAAGCAACAGGGGCTAATCGTTTAAAACTGTATGTAAACGGCGTTGAAATTACGACGTTTTCCACTGATAACCGGGCGGCAAATATTTCCCAAAACACAGACTACGGGATAAACATTAACGCAGCTCATCATATTGGGAGCTTTCAGGGTTCTTCTGGTTTTTTCTCCGGCTACCTAGCCGACGTCTACTTCATCGACGGCCAAGCGCTGACCCCCAGCAGCTTCACCGAAACCGACGCCACCACCGCCCAGCTTATCCCGAAGGCATACACCGGCAGCTACGGCACCAACGGCTTCCACCTGGAGTTCGCGGACAACAGCAGCAACACCGCGACCACATTAGGGAAGGACACTAGTGGCAACGGTAATAACTGGACGCCGAACAACCTGTCGGTCACCGCTGGTGCAGGCAACGACTCCCTCGTAGACGTTCCCACTAACGGGGCGCAGACGGATACAGGCGTGGGGGGCGAGGTGCGGGGAAATTATGCGACGTTGAATCCGCTACAAACGGCCAGTGGCGCAACGCTCACAAATGGCAATCTTGATGTCTCTACCACATCAACCTCTTGGCAACCATCAGTTAGCAGTATCTTTCAAGCGAGTGGCAAATGGTATGCAGAGTTTACTGTCACAAGCTCCACTGCCGGCGGATTTCATATAGGGATTGTTGGACCAGGATTTTCTGTTGCGGCAGGCAATTACATCGGCGTGACTGCTACAAGTTACGCTTATCGCGGCGACGGCGGGTCCAAATACAACAATGCTACGCAAGCCAGTTACGGAGCAAGTTACACAACCGGCGACGTGGTTGGCGTAGCGATGGACTTGGATGCTGGCACCCTTGTTTTTTACAAAAATGGAGCTAGTCAAGGCACGGCTTACACCGGCATGACCGGAGAAAAAGCGTTTGCTGTTTCCGTTGGTGGCACAGCCGGTACACATGCAGGCAGTTGGAACTTCGGCCAACGCCCCTTCGCCTACACGGCCCCCAGCGGCTTCAAGGCGCTCTGCACGGCAAACCTTCCGGCGCCACTAGTCACAAAGCCTAATACGGTGATGGATGTGAAGCTGTATACGGGCAACGGCAGCACGCAGACGATCAGCGGCCTGGGCTTCAGCCCGGATCTGGTGTGGATTAAGTCACGATCCACCTCCGACTGGCACGCTTTGTTTGATGTAGTTCGCGGAGCCACTGCGTATTTAAGCTCAAATGTAACTAATGCAGAATCTTCAAATGCAAGCAGCTTAACCAGTTTTGATTCGACTGGATTTACACTTGGCTCTTTTGCGCCGTTTAATGGTTCTTCCGCTACTTATGCCGCCTGGACCTGGGACGCCGGAAGCTCCACCGTCACGAACACACAAGGCTCCATCACTTCTAGTGTCAGGGCTAACGCGACGGCGGGGTTCTCGATTGTCACTTATACGGGTTCAGGCGCTAACAGCACGATTGGCCACGGCCTCGGCGTGGCACCACAATTTATTATCACCAAAAGCAGAAGCAGCTCTGCGTTTAACTGGGGCGTTTACCACGCATCAGCAGGAAACACTGGATATCTCAAGTTAAATCTCACTGACGCCTTTGCTACGCAAGCAACTTGGCAAAACACAACGCCAACATCAGCCGTGTTTTATGTAGGAAATTTTAACTCTGCCAATCAAGGTGGTGACAACTACGTCGCCTACTGCTTCGCCCCGGTAGTCGGGTACAGCTCGATGGGCAGTTATGTAGGAAATGGAGTGGATGATGGGCCTTTTGTTTATACAGGTTTTAGGCCAAGGTGGATCATGATTAAACATTATGGTGGTTCCATTTCGGCGCAAAGCAATGCTTGGTGGATGATTGTTGATACCGCAAGGGACACTGTAAACGTGGTCAATAACAGGCTTCATGCGAATTCGTCTGATTTCGAGTATTCCGGCACTGCCATTTTGGACGTTTTATCAAATGGATTTAAATTGCGACGTGGTCCCGCTGACGTTTGGAACTATAGCGGCGGCAATTATTTGTACTGTGCCTTCGCAGAATCGCCCTTCAACTACGCCCGCGCCCGCTGACCCCACTAGAGAACAAGACTTTTGTGGCAGTGAATACGATGACTGACCTCTCCCCCGCCGCGCAAAAGGTGTTGGATGCGTTTATGGATAGCCCAGTAGACGCTGGCAATTATTACGCCACCCGTAGCCGCCAGATTGCCGCCGCCTTGCGAGCTGCTGCGGAACAGGTGGTGCCAGACCACGCCAACCCGGTAGGCGATGCGCATGACGATGCACGCCATGATCAGTGGATGCGCATCCGCTACAAACTCCTCGCCATCGCCGCCGAGCTTGAAGCCCAGTAGTCATTCCAACTTCCCCTGCAGCTTGTCCACGCTTTCTGAAAAGCGCCACATAGCGTCGGCATAACTTGCCCCCACAGGCTCTGGTTGAGGTTCTGGTGTTTTGTATCCAGCCTGGTCCAGCACAGCACGGGCAAAGTCGAGCACGCCCTGATCGCTGAAGCAGATGTAATTCGTGAAGCAGTTTGCGTGCATGTACATAATTTCTTGGATCTCTTCGTCGGTCATGGTGCCGTGATTGCGTGGGAGGCTAGAGTGACAGAAGCCTTCCAGCGGTGTCAACTACTAGACGCCTGAACCACTGTGTTTCTTCTCGACGGCAAACCCCTGGCTCTGGACGTGCCTTTTAAGCACGCTGGCATTCAATACCCCGCCAACTGGCTCAGGCTGAGCAGCCCGCAGGAGCGCAAGGCGATTGGCATCACGGAGGTGCCTGACCCGCAGCCATACGATCAACGGTTCTATTGGGGCTATGACGCCGAGGGCAAGCTGATCCCTAAAGACCACACGCAACTGGTTGAGCAGTGGGTGGCACAGACACGCACCACCGCGAACACGCTGCTGGCACCTACCGACTGGATCATCATCCGCGAGGCCGACAACGGCAAGGCTGCTGACCCGGTGCTGAAGACCTGGCGCGAGGACATCCGGCTGGCCACCGGCGTGAAGGTGACTGCCATCCGCGACACCGCCGACACCGACGACCTGGCTGCCTACGTCACCGGGCATGATTACCCCGTCTGGCCTGCTGATCCTTATGCGCCGCAGCCCGTAGCAGAAGAGCCTGCAGAGGAGGCAGAGGAAGAGCCTGCTGAAGAATAATGGTTGTCAAATCTAAGGTAGGTGCAGCACGTATTGAGCACCAGCCAGGCCCGCCAAAAACTACCTCTCAAGGTCAAGGAAAGCAGTCCAGGCCTGAAAGAAAAGGGCGTAAAAAATTACGCGGTCAGGGTAGGTAAGATCAGAAAGTATTTGCGGTCGAGCCATGTCTGAACCTAATTTCTGGCGTGGTGTCAAGCAGGACGTCATTGCTGGCATTGGTGTTGCCGCAACTATTGCTGTAGCGACCGGCATTTTCTACCTTGTCTATACAGTGCCCACCAAGCTGGACGACGTCTTGAGTAATCAGTTGAAATTTGAGAAGCAGGTAAGCAATTTGGAAGGACGTGTTATGGATCACGAGGGCAGGCTTATCAAACTCGAAATGCAAAAGTAAGCTAGTAGCAGACACCTAACCGTCATGGACCCCACCACTGTTGCTGCTGTTGCGATCCTGGTCGCTGCTGGCTCTGAAGTCATTGCGCTGCTGCCAATCCGCGAAAACTCTTGGGTGCAGCTTCTGATCAAAGTGCTGAAGCTTGTCTTCCCAAAGCGCTGAACGACAAGACGACATGGCTGTGGCGTTATCAGAGCCGTGACTGGCGGCATGATTTACAGCGTGCTGCGCAGGAACACAAGTTTCACGCGACGTTGACGCCACTGCTTGATCGTGAGATTGATCGTGTCAACAAGGTCATTGATCTTGAAGATGAGCGATCAAAGCGTCGTCCTGTCGTGATCCATGAAGACGTCACACCAGAGCAGACAGGTGACAGTCGTCTTTTAGGTGGGCCAATGTCAATCTCTTCCCCTTGGAACGATGAAAACCCAGAACCGCCTGAAGCTAGTTGATCTGTTCAAATATTAC